GTTCGCGCCCGAGTTCGACGCGCCGTTGCGGTAGACGAAGAACAAGCCGAGGGTGGTGTACTGGTAGTAGTAGCCACCAACGTAGAGGCACGGGTACGACGAGTTGAAGTCCCAGTAATCGCACGAGTACGTAGAATCGCTGCCGTTCGACTGAGAGGGCACGAACACCGGGAACCCAGCCTGAGACCTCACGGTGAACTTAGAAGGATAGCCGCTGGTCAGCGTACCCACGTTCACACCGTTGGCACTGTCGCTGAACTGGCTGGGATTCTTGATGATGTTCAGGCCATTGCCGTTGTAGTAGCAGCCGTCCATCCAGTCATACACGTTATCCCACAGGCCCTCAATGTTGCGGTACTGAGTGCCGCAGCCGTAGGTGGTGCGGGAGTTCTTCGTGGTGCCGGTGTGGTACGGCATACTGTCGGTGTAGCCCATGTTCTCGGTGTTGCTGTCGTTGCCGCAGCCGTAGCCAATCTTCGCCTGAGAGTTCCAATCGGCGAACTCTACGATGTAGAGCAGCCAGATGGTGAACCGCATGGCGAAGTCCATCTGCCAGATGTTCGCGCCGAGGCTGTGGATAGTCGAGCGAGCCTGAGAGCGAGTGATATTCGCCTTGGGGCGCTGCCCGCTGGTGGACTTGTTGCTGGACGTGCCGCAGTGATAACGACCGATGTACACGACATCGCGCTCGCCCTTGCCGTCGCCCCTGTCCATGTGGGCGGGGGAAACAGAAAAGCCGCTCTGCGCTCTGTCGGCGATCTGGATTTTCAGGCCGTTGCCGTTCTGGGTCAGCTTGTACCAGAACTTCGGGATGGCGACCATCGTACCGCCGGTGCGCTCGCTCTTGACCATGCCCGCCCACGGCTGCAAATCGTCGAAGGGGGAGCTGTAGGATTTTGCGCCCTGCACATACGGAACGGGGTCAGTGAAGCCCGCCGCCTCATCGGTGCGGGTCCACTTGGTCGTGCTGCTGCCATCCCAGCTCGCGCCGTAGATGTGGACCATGTTGGTCACGTTGACCGTAAAGGTCTTGTTGGCGGGAGCGTTGTGGTTCGTGCCAGCCGCGACCTTTACGGTGACGGTCACGTTGCCCTCATCGAGCGCGGTGACGTTTACCTTGTTGCCGCTGACCGACACGCTGACGACATCGGGGTCGCCGGACGTGGCGGTAATCGCACCGTCGCCCGCACGGGTCACAGTGACAGAGCCGGTAGGCGAATCGCCGTTCAGCGACAGCGAAGTCGGATTGAGGCTCAGAGAGCCAGCAGCCTTGGCAATGCTCCACGCCACGGTCTTGGCGGTGGTCGTGCTGTCGCTCCACTGGTAGCCGGACTTCGGAGTGAAGCTGGCATTGTAGCTGCCGGCGTTGGTGCCGCTGGTCGTGCCGCCCAGTGTCAGCTCGGCGCTGTTGTAATCGTCGAACGTGGGGGTCTGCGCCTGACCAGTGTAGGTCAAGCTCTCGCCCTGAGACGGGATGGCCGCAATGGGGATTTTGACGGTGGCGGTGTAGTTCTCGCCGGCCTCCGTCACGTTGACCTCTACGGACGCAGAGGTCTTGCCGGAAATTGTGGCGCTTACCGTGTATTTGCCGGCCTTCTTGACCGAGATCGCAGCCACGCCGCTGCCGTTGGCGGTTGCGGTGTAGGCGCTGCCACCGAGGACAGCCTTTGCCTCCGCGCTGGGGGCAGTCGTGACCGTAATGGTCGCGGTGAACACGGCCAGCGTGACTTCATACTGGCCAAAGTACGCGCCGGTGGTCACGGTTGCGGAATACTGCTCGCCGGACGCGGTGCTCGCGCTGACGGTGTACTCCGTGTTGCAGTTCTTGACGCTGACGGAATCCACAAGGCCCTCCGGCACGGTGCCGGTCTTGGTGTCTCCCGCGCCGTCAGTAACCGTGTACTGCTGGCCGGCAAAGTCAGCGTCGAACGTGATTTTCAGGACGCACCCGGAACCGCCGCCCCCTTCAAGCGCCTCGTTCGCCTTCTCCAACGCGCTGTTGGCAAGGGCGCGAACCGCTTCAAGCTCGGGACCGCTCACGCCGGGTACGTTTACACTTCCATAGCCCATAGGCTTACTCCTTTCCTTCCTGAATCCGATACTTCACAGAGATGGCCGACGCCGGGACCTGCAAAGCGCGGAACCGGAGCTTGCCGTCCTGCGTCTCCACAGTCGGGCAGAGGCCGCAAGCGACAGCAGCACTGACAGAGGCAGGGTCGAGGAAGACCCTCACGTCATCAGCCGCCGTAACGCCCGCTGCGGTGAAGTCGTAGTATTGCGGGTAAGCATTGGTATCAGCAGACCACCCTGTCGCGGGAATCGTTGCCGACACCTCCTGCGACTTGTCCGGCTTCTGAGCATCCATTTCCTCCAAAGCATCCGCAGCGGCGCTCGCTACTTCGGCAATTTCGGACTTCGCTTGCAGAGCCAAAGACTTCAGATGGTCAAGGGTTACAACTGCCAATGTGAATCACCTCCTAATTTTTTCTGAGAACGGACCAGCCCTCCACAACCCGCCCATCGGTCCGCTCGTCAGGTCTCTATCTTAGGCGGTGGGGAAAACCTCGGCCAGCATCTCAGCGACCTCACCGTCTGTGGCGATAGTCACCACGGGGGTCTCGGAACCGTTAATCTTGATGTTGCCGGGAGTGGTGCTGGCTTCGACCTTGGTCGCACCAGTGGCGACGCCCTCGACCTTGGCGAAGTGCTCCTTGGACATCAGACCGTCAGCCTCAGCAGTGGCCTTCTGGTAGGTGGTGTCCTGACCGGGGATGCCCAGACCGGTGATGTCCTCCTTGGTGACAGCCTCAGCGTCAGACACATGACCCTGAGCGTCCACAGTTACCTTGTACAGCCCGCTCTCATGAGCAGTGTGGGCAGGGTGGGTGTAGTTGTTTGCGCCCTCTGCGATGCCGTCCAGCTTGGCCTTGTCAGCGGCGGACATAGCGCCGGCGGTGCTGGCGGTAGCCACATCCAGCTTGAAGCCGGCAGCGGTCACGCCGAGGCCGTTGGCATTGGCGGTGTCAATCTTTGCAGAAATCAGGTTCTGGGCGCTGACCTCGATGCCGTTGCCGCCGGTGTAGGCGTCCACCAGCTCATTGACAGGCAGGTAGACGTGGGAGGCGGTGTCATCGGCGCTCTTGCTGTTGATAACAAAGTCGATGTACAGGTCGCCCACCTGAGCACCCTCGTAGGGGGTATCAGCGGTCTCAACGCTCTTGATGTCGGCGCTGTTGACGAGGAAGTCCTTGGGAATGTTAATCTTCTCGCCCACCTGAGCGCCATCCTTGGTCAGATAGTAGGTGGACAGGAAGCCGGCCTCGGCGGCGGCCTGCTTGGTCACGCTGTACTCCGGGATCTGGATGGCCTGAAGCTCCGCCTTGGTGGCGTAGTCGGTTTTGATTTTGGTCGCCAGTTCCTTCAGGTGGCCGAGCTTGGTGAGCTTGTTGACTTCGTAACTCATGATAAAATCCTCCTAATAAGTTTTGGTATTATCTCAGGCTTCGGGGTCTTCCGAGCCAAAGATTTCGGAAATCATCTCAGCGACTTCGCCGTCAGTGGCGATGCGGTCATCCACGATGGCGTCCACGTCGCCTTCGAGGTCTCCGGTGCCGAGAGCTTCCAGCTCGCCGGCGGCGTTCTTAATCTGGTAGACGGTGGAGACGCCTTCCTCCACCACAGCGATGACCTGACCGACATAGGCGGTCGGGTTGGTCTGTGCGTAGGTTTGCGCGTCGGACATAGAGTAGAACACCGAGTTTTTGTCCAGCGGGAAAGCATCCTGCCGGGACATACTCAGCGGGAACTCCATAAAGGCAAAACTCTTGTCAGAACCGTTGATAGCCATACTTCATTCCCTCCTCTCAGCCCAGCGTGACCTTCAGGGTCGCGGCGTTCTCGTAAGGCACAGCAGGCTCAAACACCCACACGTTGTACGCAACGGCGGTGTAGCCCTCAGCGCCCTCTACATTGACGGAAGACTGCGTAAAGGTGCCGGTCACGTCGGCGTTCATCGCGGTCTCGTTGATGACCTTGGTCACGCCGGTCTTGCCAGCGATGCAGGCGATGACCACACGCTGCGCCCCGGCAGGGACGTTGATAGTCAGCGTACCGGCGGCATACGCCTTGTTGCTCTTGGTCAGACCCCGGATGTAGGCACTGTCAACGGTGGGCTTCTCTGTGGTGGCCCCGTAGAAGTAGTTCCGGTAGGGCGTGTAGGCCCCGGTGGTCTTCTCCTTCGTACCGGAAGCGATGTTCACGGCAGGGTCAGAGGCGCTGCCGAGGTTGTCGTTGGCAGTCACACCAGCGCCGTGAGTGGCGATGGCCTTGTACTTCAGGGACGCCACGACGTTCTCGCCGCCCTGGTCTCCAATGATAAAGCCATTGCCGCCATTGTTATCGGAACCGGCGCTCAGGCTGGCAGCGTCCACGCTGGCAATCTGCTCAGTGCCGCCGTCAGTGATACGCTGCACCACCCAGTTGGAGGCGGTGACACCGGTCTCCGGGCCGTACTGGTAGCTGCCGGGGTTCAGATTGCCTGCCGTGTACGCAGCAGACGCCAGAGAGGTGCCGGCCTCCACAGCCTTCGCACCGGACAGGTTGAACCCGCTGATGCTGGGCTGGGCGGTGATAGTGGGCTGAAGGCGTTTGCTCAGGATTTCGGTGAACACGTCCAGCACACTCTTGCCCTTAGAGCTGAGAGTGGCGGTGCCGTCCGCGTTCTTGGTCAGGTTGCCGAACTGGGTGTAGTTGCCGGCCAGCGTGATGTTCTCCGGCATAATCACCTTGTCGGCATCCACATTACCGGTGATGCTCACCCAGTCCTCGCCGTCGAAACGGTAGGCGGTCATCTCATAGGTGATGCTGTCCACCACAGTGACCACAGCAAACATATCTCCGGCCTTCGGGGTAATGTCGCTGTGCTCAGTGAAGTACGCCTCGATGACCGAAGCGTCGGTCGCTTCAAGGTCGGTCTTGGTGCCGGTGTACACCGCACCGCCGCCCACGCCGTTGAGCGCCTCAGCCAGATCATCGTCGGTTACGTAGCCGTCCAGACTGACGGTGGTATCGTCGAGCAGCTCGACCACACCATCAATCAGGGCGTACACGTCGTAATGGCCGGTCTCATCGTTGTGGACGAGGTACAGCACGTTTTCCTCAGCCGTGCCAGCGTCAGGCACGGTATCGGACTTCTGGAAGCGGGCATGGCCCGCTTTGGAAATCGCGGCGAGATATTCCGTCTTGATGCGGGTCGCCGTGTCCTTCAGGGCTTTTACGTTTACGACCTTGGTCTCGTCATAAGCCATATTTTGGTCTCCTCCTGTTTCTTAGTTTTGCGGTTCGTCTTCCTCGGGCGGGAACACCTCGTCAAGCATCTGCTCCGTGTCGCCGGTGGTCACGATGGCCTCGTCGGGAAGGCCGGAGCCTTCATACGAGAGTGTGCCATCGGGCGTGGTGGAGAATCCGTCGCCGAGTTTTACGCCGCCCAAGCGGTCCTTAGTTGCTACTGGCAATACATAGGTGCCACCCCCTCCACTGATGCCGCCGTCGGCAGACAGCAACACGAGGGTAGCCGCCATGTCCTCCGTCGGCGCTTGCTGCACCCAGAACCGCACAGCGCCGTCAAGCACACGGGAAGATGTGCTCATGCCGGCTGCCTTTGCGATATTCTGGGCGGCTTTATGCAACATGACCTGCGGAATCAAGCCCTCAACAGCCTCCTCAACGTGGAGGTCCAGATAAAGCTCTCCTTCCACAATGTCTTCTGCATCTTCCAAATCCGCGCTGCTGGCCCAGCCAGCGGCGGGAATCGTGATTTCGACCTCGGCCACATCGCCACCGCCGCCCAGACTGCCGCCGTGGGCGTTGGGGTCGGAGTTGTGGTCGGCAATCATCTGCTGCACGTGGGCGACAGTGGCTATTGCCTCCGGGTCGATGATGGCGGTCACGGCGTCAACGTCGCCCACCGCCGCGATGAGGTCGAACGTGGCGAGCTTGCCCACGATGGAGCTTGCAGGGCGAATCCACTCCGGCTCATTTTCAAGGGACAGGTAGGTGAACGGGACTTCGCCCTCGTCCGGGTCCTCAGCAAAGAGCACGATGTTCGTCAGGTAAAAGCCCGTCTCCACATTGTCGCTCTTGATTTGGACCGTGACTTGGCACTCGCCGTCCACGGGGTTTGTCACGGCGGCAATCATCGCGTCCATGACATACCCGGCAGGCCCGGTCATGGTCTTCGGCGTCATGCCTTCGGGAATCTGGCCGCTGCCCGCCGCCGCCCTCGTGTACTTCATCGAGCATCTACCCGCGAGGACTTTGCCAATCAGACTTACGCCGGTGAGGGAACCGTAGCTCCCGTCTTCAAACTTGGACATAATCGCTCCTCCTTCTTAGTCAATTCTCTTGGATTTGATGTGCGTGTGATAGACAACCCCTCCTGCACCGTCCTGACGGCCTCTGTGCGCCCTTTTCACGTCGGGCGGGGTAGATGTCAGGGTAGGCGTCTGAACGGCTCCACGCGAGAGCTGGACGGGCATCTGGGCGGTCCTATCAGCACTGAACGGAGGAGGCGCGAACTTTGCCCCCAAATACCCGCCAAAGTTGACGCCCAGCACATCTGTGCTTTCTCTGTCTTGGCCCACCGGCACGGCAGACACGTCCGTGTCCACGAACCCGCAACGCAGCAAGGTCAGGTCGTAGCGGTAGGTGCGGTAGGTACGGAGGTAGAGCCGCATACCGACGCCCGCCACCAAAATCCGCTTGATAGCGTAGGCGATAGGCTCAATCAGCTCCTCCCGGTCGGGAGACAGCAGGCTGGTGTCTACATACAAGGCGATCTTGGCCGGAAACACATCTTCCAGCAGCACATCGCTCTGCTCCACATCAAGCAGCATAGCTGCTGCCCGAATCACCGTGTCCGTGTCGCCGCCCGAGAGCTGCGCCATGATTTTCACCCTGATGGCGAGCCGGTAGAATCTATCGTCAGAACTGACCCGCTTAACGCCGAAGTTCGCGCCATAGCGGTCAAGCACAGAGCCACAGGCATAGTCAAGGTCATCCCACAGTCGTACCAGCTCGGCCTGCTCCTCGACAGTTTCGAGGCCCCATGCAAGGATGGAGAACAGCTTGCCAATGTTGGTTTCCAGCGGGAGGCCCAACTGCACGTTGTCGTAGTCTTTTCGGCTGTAGGCGCTGGTCAGCGCGTACAGCATTTTAGAGAGGAACTTATTGCTCATTCGACCACCACCATATCCTCATTCGTGACCGCCTTCTCGCGAGCCGCGATGGTGATATTCTTCCAGCTGTAGGTCTCCCCGTCAGAGCTGATTTGCAGGTCGAAGTCTACGACGCCTTGGACCTTGAAAACCTCCGTCGGGAGGGCCACGCAGATGACGTTCTGGCCGATATTCAAGCCGCCGCGCGTGTCGGAGCCGATATACTCCGCGAGCCGCTGCTTGATTTGCTCGATGCCGTCCAGCGGAAAGGTGTTGTCGGTTTGGAGGTTGAACACCTTCACCCAAACGTTCACCGGCGCGGGACGGCTGAAACAGATATTCTTGATGTTCCCGGCGGCGTCTACCACCGGCACGGTCACATTGCCGTAGGTCTGAATGCCCGCGCCCTTTCTGCGGTGAATGGACTTGGCGATCTCCTCGTCCAACCCGCCGTACACCACCAGCTCGATGGAGTGGGGCGGCAGGCCGCTGGCGTTGGTCTCGTCGGTGTCGTTCTCCTCGCCGGTCACAGCGATGACGGCCTCGACATTTTCATAGATCGCGGCGATAATGGCGTCAAGGTTGACGCCACCGGCAAAATCCGTGGAAACGTAATACCGGGCGCGAAACTCATCGTCCGTCTCAGTGTTACGCCCACCCTCGAACGACGCGGCGTTGGACACCGACGTGATGCCTGTCTTCGGATTGGTGATAATGGTAATCGTACCGGCGTCCGTGTTCCCATCTGGACCGGCCACCACAGCGGAGGCTGGGAGCGTGATGCTGCCGTCGAGGATGACGCCGGATTGCAGCGTGATGTACTGTTGCCCCGCAACCGTCTCTGCGAGGTAGCCTTCCGGGACCTCCGTGCCTATCTCACCGGTAAAGGTGAGGTAGCCCACGGCTTTCTGCGCCCCGAGCAGCCGTAGGCCGATTGCCCGTCCGAGGTTGTACAGGCTGTGGCCTACCGCCGTGTCCACGAACCGGCTGTTGTAGACGTCTTCGAGGGTGGAGAACAGGAGGTTGAGCATCCAAGCGTAAATCCGCAGGAAAATACCCAGCGGAGAGCGCACGGTCAGGTTGGCTTTGGAGCCGAACAGCTCACGCGCTTTGTATTCGAGCGCGTCCAGCAACTCTGCGTAGGTGGGGCGTCTGAAACCGGCGTCAGTCAGGCCCCAGTCTGTGGTTTTCGCCATTATGCTGTCACCTCCAATGTGATGGTCTCTTTATTGACGAGCGTTGCGGTGAAGGCCACCGAGACGCTCCTGCCGTCATAGGAGACGGTCATCGAATCAATGCGGGAAACGTCCGGCTCCTGAAAGATGGCCTCCCGCATGATTTCCTTGATTTCTTCCTCGTCCACGTCGTTCTGGTTGACGCCAAGAATCCGTTCATAATCGGTGCCGTGGACAGCATCGGCGAAAAACTCGGCCTTCCACGTCAGCAGGGCGTGTCGGACATTCTGGACCGTAGTGTCGCGGTCAAAAATCTTCGCGAAGTGGCCCTCGTCATCCAGCACCAAGTCGCGAGTGTCGGGGTCAATCAGCAGGGTCATGTTTTCCATGCGCCGCCACCTCCTATATAGGCTGCCCGGTCATGCCGCCGGAATCGCCGGGATGTGTGTGGTGCGCCCCGCTGACACGTTCCTCAGCCACGATGTCCTTCGAGGCCGTGATTTGGCCTTCCACGTGGACGTCGCCCTTGATTTGCACCCCGCCCTTTGTGACCGCAACGTAGACGCTGCCGTCATCCGTTGCGAGGACAAGGGCTTCGCTGGGGAGACCCTGCACCGTGTAGCCGCCCGCCACAATGCCGCCGACAAACACCGCGTCGGTGGTGGCGTGGTTGCGCTCGGTGAGCGGCTGGGCCTCCTTCGCGCCGCTCACAGTGCTGTCCATGTCGTGGTCGAGGTAGAGCACCACGCCCACGTCGCCCGCCTTAATCCACGGGCGAATGATGAACCCGCCGCTGCGGGTACAAGCGACGGGGATGCTCAGGATGGGCGGCTGGCTCTCATACTTGCCGTTCTGCAAGTGCTTGGACAGGGGCTGGACGTCAACCGTCATCTTGGCGGGGTCGAACGCCGTGACCGACACGACTGCCGCCACGCAGATAGATTCAGCCAGCCGCCGGTCGTGGATTTGCTGGTAGTTATAGGGCTTTACATTCGGCATCGGCTCACCTCCTAATACGGCCTCAGCTCCATCGAGGTCTTCCAGTCGCTGGTCCTGCCGCCGCTGTGCTTGCCTTCCACGACAATAAAGCGGCCATTCAGGTCAGCCGACTGGATTTTGATGACCTCTGCGGTAGCCACCCTGTAATTGAGCAGACAGGAGCGGGAGATGGTGTCCTCATCCCGGTCCTCGCCTGTGGTCTGAGAGTTCAGGTCGGTCTCCACGGGAATCTGCACCTTCTCCTCATCGGCCCGGAGCAGCCCGTTGGCCGGTGTGAGCGTCAGGCCGTTGTCGATGCCGTCATCGGCCTTGGTGATGTAGATTTGCCCGGTGGTCCGTATGATAAAGCGGCTCTTGCACTCGTTCACCACGATCTCCGTTAGCACCTGCTTCAGATTGCCCCGGCAGACCCGTCCACGCGGATAGCTCACATCGGTGGTCAGCTCGCATTTCGAGACCTCGACGCCGAAGATGTTCAGCAGGTCTTTCACGATGGCTGACGCCTTGGAGTTCTGCACGTAGGTCTTGTTGATGAGCTTGCCGAGAATCTCGTCGGCGCAGGGCTGGACGGTCAGCGTGGAGGTCCAGTCCGTGTTGGACTGCTTGTGCTTCAAGCCGACCACTTTTCCAATCAAAATGCAGCCAACATCACCCTCGTACCCGGCGTTCAGAATAACCGGGTCATTCTTCTTGATGTTGGCGCGTGTGTTCGCGGAGAGGTTCGTCACCGTCACCGTCGCCACCGGCGGCTCATCGCTGTCATCAAACGGGATGCTGAACTTGAAGTCCAGCTCGCCGAGGGTGTACTTCTTGTTCCCGATGACCAGCGTGGCCTCCCGAATCCAGAACGCCATCTCACTCCACCCGCCTTTCGTAGAGGTAGAGCTTTACTTCCTTGCCGAAGTTCTCAGGCGTCACCTCGGAAATCTCCTCGCCGGTAATGCAGACGGGGATGATGACCGGCAGCGGGAACCGCTCGTCTTCCACGACGTTGAACAGCGCCCTGCCATACCGGATGATTTCTCCGAACACAAGCACGTCACCGTTGAGGTCGAGAAGGTCAACGGTGAAGAACTTCCCGACCTCGTTGTACTTGACGGTGAACGTGTACGTCTTATCCGTCAGCTTGATAGAAAAAGAGTACGGCACCTTCGACACGTCGATGTCGATGTACTCAACGTCTTCGTTCAGGTCAATCAGTTGCAGCGCCATACTCCATCATCTCCTTATCCTGCTGCCAGACCGTCGTAGCCGCCCGTGCTCCGCGTCAGCGGGGCAGAGCTGCTCGGCGTGTCGTATGCCTCCCTGTAACGCTCCGCGCTGGCAGAGCTGACCGATTGCAGGGAGGCGGTGGTCATTCCCATGCTGGCGGTTTTCGCCAACTGCTGGTTATCCGTCTTGCCGGCGTCCTGACTGGACATCAGGACTTCGGAATCCATCGGCACGAACTCGGACGATACCAGCTTTACCTGTTTCAGCGTGGCCGAGAAGGACGCGCCGTTTCGATTTTTGTAGCTGCGGTCAAACTTCAGGCTGGTGAACACGAGGTTCGCCATGCGGGTCACGCCGGTGTACGTGATGATGTCACGGGATTCCCGCATGGCCTTCAGCGCGTTGATGGCGCTGTCCCCGCCCACGATGGTGCCTGAAATCGTAAGTTGGCCCGCAGCGTTGTTCACGTGGTCGTTGATGTCAGCCCCATCCTCCACCGGGTTGGAGGTCACGGAGCTGCTGTAGCTCTCGCTCTCTTTCTCGACCACGCCGTTTTCAAAAGGCACGAAACGGACCGTCCCGCCCTTTCGCCCGGTGAGCGTATAAGCCATTTCGCCACCTCCTTAGAAGGAATACTGGTTCTTCAGGGACATCTGCTGCAACTCCTCCTCGCGGAACTCGTCGTACAGCTCACGGACGGTATCGCGCAGAGAATCGCGCATATTGTCCACGGTCTCCTCGGAGACTTCGCCGTACACGTTGACCGTGATGGCCGGCGCAAAAGCCGGCGCGGGAGAGCCGCCGTCCGTGGGAAAGTCCGGGTCGCCGGTGTCAATGTCAACCGGCTGCGGCCTATCACCAGAGCCGCCCTCGTCGCCCGCAGGGGCGGGCTGCTCGGGGCCGGTGACTTGGGTGACGCCCACGCCGTCGGCCAGCAGCCGCAGCAGCTCAGGGCTGACCATGATGACCTGTGCGACCTGTCCATTGACAGCCGCCGGGTCGAAGCCGTTGACCACGGGGTTGACGCCATAAGTGACGTCATCCACCTTCGGCGCGTTGACAGACGGCAAGTTGAACTCGGTGGGCATAGCACCCTCGATGCCCTTCTTGACGCCGCCCATCGTCTTCTCAAAGCCCTCGCCAACACCGAGGGCCATGTTCTTACCTACTTGGTCGGAGAATACGGTGGACGGACTGTGGATGCCCAGCAAGCCCTTCACGCCATTAACGATGCCGCTGAAGAAGCCTTTGACCTTATCCGTTATCCAGCCAATCATGGACGAGATACCTTGCCAGATACCTTGCACGATGCTCTTGCCCACGTTGACGATACCGCTCATCAGCGCCCCGATGCCGCTCACGATTGCCGAGATGATTTGCGGCAACTGCGCCACGAGCTGCGGGATGGCTTGAATGATACCGCTTGCGAGCTGTAGCAGGAGCTGGACGCCGGTTTGAAGAATCGTAGGCATATTCGCTACCAGCGTGTCTGCAATCGACGTGATGATGACCGGTAGCTGTTCCAGCAGAGCTGGGATAGCCTGAACAATGCCCATCGCCAAGTTCGTCAGGATCTGGATGCCCTGCTCCAAGATGAGCGGCATATTCTCCGTGAAGAACGTGATGAGCGATTCGATGATGACCGGGAGCTGTTCGAGCAGCAGCGGCACCGTGTCTACGATGCCTTGCACGAGGTTCATAATGATGGTCGCGCCCTGTTCCAAGATGAGCGGTAGGCTCTCTGTCAGAGCTGCGATGATGCCGTCGATGATGAGGGGCAGCTGCTCGATGAGCTGCGGCAGGGCGGTCATAATGCCCTCTGCCAGCCCGCTCAGGAGCTGCATACCTGCATCAATCAGCATCGGGATGTTGTCGATGAGCGAAGTCGCCACCGACACGATGGCGTTCACGAACTCCGGGATGAGCATCGGGAGCATCTGGCCCACCGAGGTAATCAGGCCGTTCACCAACTGGATGGCTGCGTCTGCAATCACCGGCACGTTCTCGACAAGGGTCTGCGCGATCATCAGCACAGCGTCTACGGCCACCGGAGCCAACTCGGGCAGCAGCCCGATGATAGAACTCAGCACCTCATCAAAGATGCCCGCCACCGCTTCGAGAATGGGCGGCAGCAGCCCGCTGATGGCTGGGATTGCCTGTCCCAGCGCCTCCGGCAGCGCGGACGCGAGGTTTTCAACAATCGGGGTGACGTTCTTCACCACGTTGCTGAAGTTCTTCGTGACATCGTTCACCAGCTTGCCAATGTCAGCGTTCTCGTTGCCGAGGCCGGCGAACAGGTTTTGCATGGCCGCTTTGGTGCTGGCCCACGAGCCGCTGATTGTCTCAGCAGCCTCCTTCGCCGTAGTGCCGGTAATACCCATCTCCGTCTGGATGACGTGGATGGCCTCGGTCACATCAGCAAAAGAGTTGATGTCGAACGTGGTGCCAGCGAGCTTACCGGCATCAGCCAGCAACCGCTCCATCTCGGTCTTCGTACCGCCGTAGCCGAGCTTCAGGTTGTCCAGCATATCGTAGTTCTGCTTGGCAAAGCCCTGATAGGCGTTCTGGATAGTTCCGAGGTCGGTGCCCATCTTGTTCGCGTTGTCGGCCATGTCCGTGATGGCCTGATTTGCCACGTCCGCAGCAAGGTTGGTATCACCGCCGAGGGAGTTAATCAGGCTCGCGGAAAAGCTGGTCACGAGGTTCATATACTCGTTGCCAGACATACCAGCGGTCTGGAAGGCGTTTGCTGCATACTGCTGCACCTTCCCTGACGCGTCCTTGAACAGCGTATCGACGCCGCCGACAAGCTGCTCGTACTCGGCATAGGCCGACACAACGGCCTTGCCAATAGCAACAGCGCCGGCGGCAGCGGCGGCGCTCACCGCACCGATTGCTGCCCCAGCGCCTTTCAGAATTCCACCAAACTTACTGAGTTTTCCACCGGAATCGTCTGCCGCGTCTCCAAGTTCGGAGACATTGCGGCGGGCCTCTCCTGCGGCGTCACCCAGTTCACCGGTTGCGTTCTCAGCTTGCTGGGCGCTGCGGGCCATTTCAATGAAACGGCTTTTCGCATTCTGGATGGCGTTGCCCAACCCGTTCTTGATGGTCGAGATTGGGTGGGCAAACTTGTTCCCAATTTCAGACGCGCTGGACGCTACGCTGCTGACGAACCCCTTGGCCTGTCCAGTGACATAGCTGAACGCCCCGCCTACGCCGGAGCGCAGGGAGGACGAGAAGCTGTTGCCGCTATCGATACCGTCAAGAAAGGAACTGCGGAAGGCCGAACCGACGGACCGGGCCTGTGTCTGAACACCGCCAAGACTGCTTGTGACATTTCGGATGTTCGATTCAGCCTGAGACGTATCTGCATCAATGTTGATTGTGCTGCCGCCCAGACCGCCGAGGTTGCTCGTGATGTTTCGTATGCTCGCCTCAGCTTGGGAGGTGTTGGCCTCAACATTGATGCTATATGTTAGGCTGCGGGCCTCATCCACGGTTCATCCCTCCCTTCGGTCAGTCTTTTTTATTCCACTCAGTCTGCCAGAGGATGCGGGCCTGTTCAGCTTCTGCGAAGTCGAACAGGTCCATAGCCTTCAGCTCTGAGTAGCTGATGCCGCTCATGCAGAAGACCATCCTCCACAGACGCTCGTTGTTACGCGCACGGCGCTCTGCGGTCTTAGGATTTATTTCGCTCCGCAAGAAAGTTCTCGATCTCGCGCACCAGTTCGCTCGGTGTCGCGAGGTCATCCTGCTCGTCGAAGTATTTCAAACCGCCTTTGGCTACCTCAGCCGGTGCGGTGACGCAGCCCTTAATAAGAGCGTCCACGTACTTCGCGGTGTTCTTTCTGCCGTTGGCTGGGTTGATGTACAGGTCTGTCAGGTTGGAGTACCAAGAGTAGGTCACGCTCTGAAGCTGATAATCAGTGCCACCCACGGTTACGGTTTTTGTACGGGCCATAGGTCGTGTCCTCCTTCTCGCGCGCGTGCGCGCGTATAATTTGCGCGAATTAGGCGAATTAGGGACGTGTGTTTTCCTCTAATTCCTCTAATCCCTCTATTTTTAGGTGTATTTAGTTATCAATGTTCCAATGTTCCATTTGATAGAGAAAACATGAAAAAAGTGAGTAATATCAAGGGTTTTCGCGTTTTTGCAAGTGGAACATTGGGTGGAACATTGACGGAACAACGGAACATTCGAGGTGGAACATTGGGTGGAACATTGCTCGACTTTGCGCCCTGACTTTCGACTTTCGTGTCTAAATCACGACTTTAATTCAAATGTTCCAGTCAATGTTCCACCTGTGTTCCGGTTGGGCTGGGGTCAATACAGGCCCCATTCCGCGAAAGCCTCGAAGCCTCCCACGGACTGAATGTACTGGCGGGCGATCTCCACGATTTCCTCGTAGGGCTTTCCGTCGATGGCGTCATCGCCGATGGCGCAGCACAGCTCGACAGGCTCGCCGGTCTCCTGCGCCTTCAGGAAGGCGTAGATGTTGACGGACACGTCCGCTTTGGACAGGTCCTTTCCGTGCAGCCCGCCGCCGGTGACGGAATCGGCCATGTCAGAGCCGAGCTTGCGGTTGGTCGCGCCGGTGTCCACGTCGGTGCCGCCGGTCCAATCGCCCAGCGGATTGATTTCCGCTGTCGGGTACAGCTTCTCGATGTCAGCCTTCGCCGCGTTGCTCTGGCAGATGATGAGCCGGTCATCGTCGAGGATGTACTTGCCGTCGAACGGATGGGCGGCGTAGATGTCGCGGGCAATCGCTGCGAGCGTCTTCTGCTCGTCCGTGAGCGGGACACCTTTGAAGATGCCGTTGTCACCGCAGCGGAACCCCTCGCTCTGGTTATTTGCGAGGTGGGTGTCCTGCGGCACGATGGTCAGGTCAATCTGGATGAGACCTGCGATGCGCCGGATGGCGTTGTGGATGGCTCTGACTGCCTCCGGCATGAGCAGCGGAGCAGAGGTCTCAACAATGACGTGACACACGCCATGCCCGATGAGGACCTCCACCGCGATCTTCGGGTCAGGCTGGACCTGATAGGCCAAATCCACAATCGCGCCGGCAATGCGGTCAGCGATTTTGTCCGGGTGGGACGGGTTTACTTTCTCAATCATGAATAGCCTCCTAACTGCCCAGCTCAGTTACTGAGCATGATGTCAGGAATCAGGAAGATGATGGTCACATCTGCCGCTTCCTTCGCTCTCGCCCTGTCGGGCAGCTTGGACACCATGACGTTTTGTGCGAAGAACATAGAACCGCTGTCGTTGGCATCCGTGATGGCGAGGTTTGCCATCACATTGCGTTCCGCGCACTGTTCGAGGAAGGCTACATCGGGAGAATCCTGCTGAAGCGTGATGGTCAGCTTGCCGGCCTTGTTCGCGTTCAGGATGTAGGTGCTGTCGCCCTTCACACCCTTCTTCAGCGTGACGTTATCCTCGTCGCGGGCGAGGGTAAACATACTGTCACCGAACATACGGAGCTGTCGGTTGTTGTAGGTGACATTCACCTTCATGGGGTCATAAGTCTGCAACATGGTTTCTCACTCCTTCCTTACAGCGACACACGCAGGACGCCTTTGGTTTTTACCTGATGCACAGCGCCGGACAGCAGAGCCTCCCAAGTGATGTCAGGCATCACACGGTTGCGGCGCTGCTCATCGGTGCTATCCGCGTACTTCGGGATATTGATGGTGAACACGCCGGCGCGGGTCTCCGCGTCTCTGGCGATGATGTTGTGGTCTTCGTCCGCAGCTTCGGCAAGAGCCTGAGCGGGGGCGGTGGCGATAAGGCCGAACCCGTCATCACCGTAGTTGATGTTGGCGTTTTCCAGCAGCATATCATAGAGCAGATCGCGCATCCGCTTTGCAATCCAGTCCGCGCCGAGCACGATGTCGATGAACTCACCATCGAGGCAGGTGCCGTCCTTAACGTACTGCCGCTTGTACTCCTCCGTCAGATAGTTGACGTGGTTTTCCAGCAGCGCATCGCGCTCGCCCTCGGTCAGCTTGGGCAGGGAGATGAGCTTCTCGCCCTCGCTGGTGTCGGCGTTGCCGTCCTGCGGGCGCTTGAACTTCCACGTCACGGACTTCGGATAGAACGGGCCGACGTTGCCGGTGTAGGAGGCGTCAGGCTCCTCACTCAGATACTGCTCATCGGTGTAGATGACAGCAGCACGGGAGGTCACGCTGGCGAATTTCTTGTTGCTGGTCTGGCCCATGTAGAACTTTCGGTGGTCCTCGACGCCAGCGCCCAGCTCCGCTTCGGACGGCTCGCTGGCCTCCGCGAACTTGGCAAGGGCGATGACGTACTCGTCCTCGTCCCGGTCAGTCAGCAGGTAGTACCAATCGTTGTCCACGTCGGACTGGAACTGCTTGATGGCGTTGATGAGGTTGTCGGCGGCGCTCACCGTATCCGTGCCATTCACGAACTCGGCAGCCGCCTCGACCACCACAGGGGCGCTCAGAAGCTCATCCTCGAAGACGTCCACCATCTCGGGAATGGTGTCAGCCTCGCCGCCCTCAGTGGCGGTGTAGCGCACCACAGCGCCCTCAACGGCAGCAGTGTAGGTCTTGCCGCCCTTGGTAAAGCTGGTGTCGGCGAACAGAGCTGCGAGCTGGTCTGCGGTGGAGATTTCGGCGTCCGTGGTAATTTCCACGACCGCCTTGTCATCCCCGCCGAATCTGGCCCACAGGGTCTTGCTGGCCTCGATGGATGGCGCACCAGCGAACGTCACGGCAAAGGAGGCCGTGGTCGCAGGAGACGCGCTGGGCGGGGCAAAGCTCACAATCTTGAACTTGTCCAAAAGGGTTTCCGCAAGGGTGGTCTTGCCCTGATTGAACAGGGTGGTCGCCTTGCGAACGATTTTTGCATTGGGGCAGGGGCCGTCAGGCCCGTAGACAGCCTCAACGCTCGCTACGTCGCGGTACGTATCAACCGGGTACTCGCCGGTGGTAGACACGAGCAGGATGTCGAGGCTTTCCTTCTCGGTGGGCAGCGCGTCCCGCTGCACCACGACGATTACGTCTTTTGCCATAAGGCGTTCCTCCTTCTTAGGTTTTGATGTCTCCCGGGGTGGCTCCCGGACGCAGCACAGTGGTGGTCGGCACTTCGTCAGTCCGCACATAGGAAATGCGAATGTCGAACCCGTAGCGGCGAACGGAATCCTCCACGAGAAAACTGGTGCGATTTGTGACAGCGCCCACGTTGCTGATAACGATGTCCCCGTGTTCGGTCGAGAGACTGCGCCCGTTCAGCAGGAAAAAGCCATGGGCTTTCTCACACAGCGACAGCGCCTCGTCTTCTCCGAAGACGTACCCGTCATCAGTTTCACGGTTCATACTGCAAAAGGTGAAGGACAGCGTGGCCGATACCGGCTCAGAACGAACCAGCTTGAACTCCTCGCCTTCGCTCACCACCTCACGCAGTCCGAACCAATGGTCGGAAATGCGCGGAGCCAAAACGCTGTAGTAGCAGTACGGGAACTCCGGCATATCAGCGATCTGCTCGGAGAGATTTACCGGATGCCCGAGGTGAGCTTCCAGCCCTGCCACAATCACGTTCCGCGCCTGTTCAAAAGTCATGCCTTCTTCACCCCCTCCACAAGATAGCGGTGCATCGGGTGGATGGAGTTGTGGGATAGCTCTTGCTTGACGGTGTACTGCTGACCGTCGTATGTGTCGAGGATGATTTGTCCCGGCTCAATGTCCACGGGGTCATCCGTATAGAGTTTCTGAGAGTTCTGCGTGTACGACCCTTCCGGTAGCTGCTTCCAGTCCAAATTAGACAGCGGCATCACCACGCCCCAGAAAGACGTGACCGTCTCATCAACTGGTTTTGACTGTCCTCCGGGGCCGCGCACGTAGGTGCGCTTTATTACCGTCAGAATGTGCAGCAGCGCCCTCGGAAGTCTCGGAGTGTTGTAGAACATAGGTCATTCCTCCACTTTGTAGGCGATGCGGTCCCGGATGTGCGTACCGGTCTCGTACAGCGTGGTGTGCTGCGTCTTCTTGGAAAAGTTGGACGGCGGCTTGACCCGGTTATCGTCGATGAAGTTTTGGACCATCTGCGCTGCCTGAGCGCCGATGGCGTTTGCAGCGGCTGTCGCAGACGCCCTCCCATCAATCACCTTGTTCACCTGTTCGGAGACAAGGGAACCGAGCTTCTCCCGGTCAGCGTCAAAGCTGGCGCGGAGGAAAGAGCGTTCCGGCATCTTTTCAGTGCCGTACTCATGGATTCTTGCGACCTTCAAAACCTCGGAATCCACCTCGCCGACGATGCCGACCACAATCTTCTTGCTGGACATTTCCTCACAGGCGGCTTTTAGCCGTAGGAAGTCCGAGAGGATGGCATCAATATTCGGCATATCAATACCTCCTGTACAGGTTGATGAGCTGTTTCCACGATTCCGGAATGGACTTGTCGAAGTTCCAAGTCACGTCCGAGATGGAGAACGAAGACAGGCCCTGAGAGCCGTTCTGCAAGTTGGTGTAGATTTGCGACACCATATCCCATAGCAGCCCTTCAAGGTCCGAAGGTAAGGTCTGAGGGTCATCAGCTGTAGCATCTTTCGGCAGGACATAACCAGCCGTGTAGCTAACCTCGATGACCCTCATGGGCGCTACGATGTCGTAGGCCAGACCCCTTCGATACCCGGCCTTTAGCCATCCCTTGTCTCGGTAGATGACCCCGATTTCTCCGGTCTGAGCGTAGTCATAGGTTTCCGGGTCAACAATCTTGCCCTCCTGCTTGACGTACTCGACGCTGATGATGGGGTACTCCAACAAGACGAGTTCCTGCTGGCCGTCTGCGTCATACCACTGGTGGTACGAGTGTCGGCCTAAATGCCTGCCGATTTGCCGCTCGATCCACGATGAAGCTCTGTTAATCAGCAGCGTGATAATCTCATCCGTTCTCTCGTCTTCGATGTCTGCAAGACCCAGCATCAGCTTCATCCGGTCGAGGGTCGTTAATGCGTTATCTGCAAGCATATAGACCTCCTATGCAGACAGGCGGCGATTACTTCTCGCCGCCTGTTTCCGTCTTCTTATTCACTTCCGGTTTCTTGACCTCCGGCGCGGGAGCCGCAGCCGGGGTCTTTGTGGCGCTGGGACCGGCAGCCTTGTTGCTGGTCGGACCCACAGGCTTATAAATCCTCGGCATGGTACGGCCCTCCTTACACGGGCTGGACGTGCTTGTCGCCCAGCACAACGGCCAGCGTGGTGCTGGTAGCAGCAGCGCCGGACGCGGTGATTTTCACGTAGTTCTTCAGACCGAGCAGGTCGATGTCGATATTCACGACGTCGCCCACTTCCAGCTCCTCGGTGGTGAAGGTGCCGCCTTCGGTCTGCTTCTCGGGGAAGACCAGCTTGTCTGTGACGGCCTCGTAGGAGCTGTTATCATCACTGTGAGTGATGGTCAGGGTCAGCGCGCCAGCAGTGCCGATGACCGCGCCGATGACACCGGACAGAAACCCGGTCCTGTCGAGGGCTGCGCCGGAAGTATAGGGCTGAACCTTGACGTTCTGAATCAGTTCTCTTTTCATCTTAGGCTACCTCCTGTTTTGATTAGACAGGAACAGCGACCTTGGTCGCCACAGCGAAGCTCTCGTCGTGACGGAGGCCGGTGTCCACGTTGTTGATGGCACGAATCAGGGTCTGGTCGTTCTCAAAAGCAGAGACCAGATTGCCAGCATCATCAGTCCACGCACCCTCGCGGCTGGTCTCGATTTCGAGAGCGCCCTGCTCGCCGATCACGAGGTCATTCCAGTTGCCAAAGATGATGGAGGTCTTGCCGCTGGCAGTTTCCAGCAGGTTGGTGGTGCGGTAGGGGTAGCCCGCCAGAGTGCCGTTCTCGTTCATCTCCTGAGCGAAGATGAAGCCACCTACGTTATCGCGCAGGGACTTGAAGAACTGCTCCACACTGGTGTTGAACACGAAGCCCAGACCGTCAGCGTAGACGTTGTTCTTCAGGACGGAGGCGATGAGGTAGTTGGGGAAAGCGGCGGTCAGGACGCCAGCAGAGCTGGCATACAGCTCATCCAGCGCGGTGACGTCGATGTTCTGAACGCCCTTGTTCTTGGTGATACCCAGAGGCTGGAACTCGCCGCCAGTGCCGTTCAGAGCACCCCAGTCAACGCCCAGAGCCATCTGCTTGGTCACGTCCTGACCGACGATGACGTCATTATCAAAGTTGGTGGAGCGCAGCAGGTCGTTGCTCATGGGGATGAGAGCGGTCAGCTTCTTCGCGGACAGCTTCAGGTTGCCGAACTTGGGAGCACTCTTGGGAATGGCGCGGTTCTCACCGGTGAACATGGCGCGGGAGCCGGTCTTGATTTTGGGGATGTTCAGGTTGCCGTTCGCCATACCGAGCCTACGAGCACCAAGGCTGTAGATGACAGTCGCGGGGTACAGCAGCTCGATAATCTCGTTGGCATACACCTCGGGGACCAGATAGCCGCCGTCGGTGGGAGAGGTCACGGACAGAGCCTTGAACTCACGGGCCATCTCTGCATCGCCAAACTTGCGCTCGGCGGTGAAGGCAGCGCGGTCAATGTCGCCACCGGAAGCATGGATGCACTTCACAGCGCGACCAAACATACCGTAAGCAGCCTTGCGGCGCTCGGGAGCAGACATGGACGCGATGCGGGTTTTGAAGCCGCTGGCACCATTGCCGTCACGGGAGGCACCGGTGGAGAGGAACAGGCTGGCGTACTTGCGCTGGGGAGCGGCCTTGGGAGCGGAAGGACCGGTAGCGCTCTTGCCCTCTCTGGGAGAACCGGCGCTCTTACCGTCGCCGCAACCGGACTTGCCCTCATCGCCAGTAGCCAGCACACCAGACAGGGCCTCCATAATCTTGCTGATGAGTTCGTCACCGTCAAAGCCCTTGCCTTCGGCGTCACCTTCGCCCTCGCCCTCACCGGCGGGAGCACCTTCACCTTCGCCCTTGCCCTCGCCGTCACCAGCGGGAGCGCCTTCGCCCTCACCGGCGTTCATCTCTTCCAGCACAGCGGAGAGTTCGGCAAGGATGTCATCGGCGGTGATGTCGTTCACGTTTTTGCCAGCCTCTGCAAACTTGGCGGTCAGGTTAGAGAACACCTTTGCAATCAGCTTGGCGAGCTGTTCTTGGGTCAGTTTCATAATTCGTTTACCTCCTGATAGTTTTAGGGGACAATCTCAAAAATGATGTCGGACGGTTTGGCCTTCTTAGATGCCTGTTTCGGCTTCTTCGGAGGCTGGGGTTTCTTCGGGGGTTGCGGATCGCCGCCCTCACCTTCGTCATCAAGGTGGGCGGCAGGTTCCAACAGCGGACCGAGAATATCCACAAGCTCGCGGACAACTGCAATGAAGGGCTTCAGCGCATTGAGCCGAGAGCGGGTAATCTTACCAGCTTTTGCCTCAATCCGCAGCTCCTCTGCAAGCGACTTGACCTCATCAATTTTGGCTTGGTCATTCATCGCCCATGTGACGATGGAGACCTCCCACAGCTTGATTTCCTTCAAGTGCCGGATGCCGTTCTCCTCATCATAGTCAGCAGTGATCGCGTCATATCCAATCGAGAGTTCGTTCAAGACGCCATCTTTGAGCAGCGTCTTGATGTCCCGCCCTCTCTGCGTGTCGCTGATTTTGCCCCGGATATAGAGACCTTTTTCATCTTCACGCAGTTCGAGCGGTTTGCCGATTGGCAGGTCGCAGTCATTGTGCTGCGATAAAATCTTGATGCGGTCAAAATCCTCCCTGATGGTTTTGGAGAACGCGCCTCGTTCGATTACGTCCCTGCCGCTATCGACATTGCCGAAAACGGCGGCGTAGCCTGAGAATTCTCCGCTTTCCTCGTTCGCGTCCTCCAACTGGAACACAAACGATTTGTACTCGTGTGTCGGGTTGTCCGACTTCTGACCATGAGCAGAAGTCCGTCTACCCATTCGTGCCATACGGATTTACCTCCTTTCCTCAGAGTTTAGGGCTTATCTTAAAAACCGCCGTAGGTGAGATAACACCGGCAGTTAATAAGCTGTTCCGCACGTCCATCCTCCGGGTCACGCGGGAAACGCAGACCGTTGGAGAACCGCTGGTCGATGCCGACGGTTTCGCCGTCCATATCAACATGGTCGGGACGCGGGTTTTTCTGCGGCCTATGGTGCCACGTCTTTGTGGCGGCACCGGCAGCCTTCATCATATCGAACTGGCCTGTGGAGAGGGCCGTCGAGGTTTCCTGCCGAGCAATGAGCTTGGCACGAGATTCCGTGCTGCCCATCTCAGACTGGATTTCCTTCTTCAGCTCGATCTGGCTCTTGCCCTCCGAGATACCGCGCGAGATGATGCGGGCGATATTGTCTCTTGTGGTCTGCTCGATGCCAACCACACGCTTGCCGCCATTCACCTTGGCGGCAGACACGAACTCAGGCCGTTGGATTTCCACGAAGCCGTAGGCATCCCCAGCCACCGTCGCGCCGTCCTCATAGGCTGCTTTCCAGCAGGGCGTGAGTAGCTGAATCAGCTTTCTGGCCTCGTCTGTCCAGTTGAGCAAGCCGGATGCAATCGCGTCCGTGAGCTTTAGCTGGTCCTCCTCGGAGAGCATCGCCCACAGCTCAGGGCTGAACGTGCCATCCGGCAGCAGATACTCCTGTAACGGGAAGAACAGCGGGTCATCGCCGTCGGCTTTGGCCGTGAGGCCAAGAGCCTTCGTGACCGCCGCCCGCTGGTCGGAGAAATGCTTGTTGACTGCGGTCAAAAAGCGCCGCTCATTTTTCAGAGCGGCTTGGTCTTCTTTCCGCAGCATCGCGGAGATGTTTACCCGCCGGCGAGATTTAATGCCTTTCGCATCAGGCATATCCACCGGCTGGATGATGTCCTCTTGGAACATGGCCTGCGTGACCGCAGCGGGGTCATCGCTCTCTGTCAGGAACAGGTCGTTTATGGAGACCTTGAACACATCACCGCCCTTGGTGTCGGGCAGGTCAAGCAGCTCGCGGGCTTCATTCTTTGTAATCAGCCCCGCATTGTAGGCGTCCAACGCTTTGGCCTTGTTGAAGTCTTGGTCATATGGGACTACCGGGTCAAAGCGCCACACCAGCCCGTCCCCGAACATCGGGAGGAGCTGCTTGTTGATGGCCTCCTCACGTGCCTGAATTCGCGGTGTGAGCACGTTCTTGGCGTAGATGTACTGAGCTGCGTCTGCGGTGGCGCGGTTGCTGTTTTCGGTGATGCCCATAATTTCACGGGGGACACCGAAGTGTTCCAGCACCGCGTCACGCATAGCGATTCGGCTTTCCGTGAAGCCCAGCTCTCTGGTGTCACTCGACCCGAACGCCTTGACATCGACGTTTCCAGTGAGGGCTGCGGCCTTGTGGCTGTTCTCAACGCCCCGGTGCTTCTGATTCCACCGGGCCATGAACGCATCACTCTGGTCATTGGTGGCGTCCGGCATCAGGAACACAAGGGACGGCTCGGCATCGTTATAGAAGAACCGCTTTTGGAACTTCGCGGCGTACTCATCAATCTCCACCTCGTCCGCGATGCTCTCCGCGACGCCGAGGCCGCGGAGGAATGGGTCAAGCGGATTGAGCTGCTTCATCACGAACATATCGTCCACCGGCACGTCCATTGTCAGGCCAGAGGGGGATAGAATCTGGTACGTCGGACTTCCGAGGTATGGGGTCATCTTCACCCAGTACGGCGGCACAGGCCATAGCTCCACGGGCCGGCCATCGTCATCCCGCTCGATGAGCAAGAAGCTCTCGCCCACCAGCAGAAGGTAGATTTCGTGCAGCCGCCAGATGGCCGAACCGGTCATCTCATAGAGCGGGTTCGGCTGGTCCATGAACCGGAGGAAGGGGTGGCTGGTGATTTCCGTCTCCGTGCCATCCGGCTCAACGCGCAGTAATTTGCCCCCGATGTTTGCAGTGTCGCTGGCAATCCTGTCCACGACGGCAAGCCGGGGGCTTTTCGAGAACATATTCAGCCATTCGGCTGTGTTCAAAGTTGGGGGTCTGCTCCAACGTGAGACGAAGCTGCCGGCCTTGTCCGTGTACTGCTCACGGACCCGGCGCTTTCCGATCTCAATGTTAAAAATCCTCATCTTGCACCTCGCTTAGAAGGAGAAGTGGAATTCCGACCTGCGTTCCAGCTCAGAGAAGGCGTCGCTGGTAGCGTCCACCATGTCTTTGAACTTACTGGCCGGGAAGCTCTCCATCTGGGAAAAGTAACTTTCGTTCCAGTCTCCGACAACCACATCGAAGTTGCCGGCTTGCCACTGAGCGGCTACCGGCTCGGCTCTGGATTCCTTGCTGCCGCTGACTGGCTCTGTGCGAACACTGAAACCGGACAGCAAGCGAACGAAGCTCTGCGCTTGGTCCTTGCCGGCTTGTCCGGGGTCTTGCGGGAGCCGCACCCGGACGTTGCCATACTTTGCGTTGTCCACCTCGGCGGTGAGCTTTATCAAGGCCCGCACATCGCTGGCAGACAGCCGCTTGTTGATGACGTCGATGATGACAAAACTGCCGTCGGCGCGTTTCCCCATCAGCACACCAGCTGTGTACGCGGGGTCGCCCTTCTCGGTTTCCGGTGATGCCGCGAGGTCCCACGCTCTTACGTAGGATGTGACATCGGCAGGGGCACACGGCAGCATATTGCGTACCTGCGTCCGTTTGAAATAGAGGCCGGCGGCTTGCTTGATTTTCCAGTTACCGTAGAGCAGACGTTCTCGCTCCACGGTAGGCAGCGCCTTCAGCGTTGCCAAGTACGAGGGGTCGCGCTGCATGAGCAGCTTGTTGTCCTGCAACGTACTGTTGATGAATGACACCGAGCGAGGCTCGGCCTTTTCTTCATCAGTTGTCAGGTTGAACTGCTCCCACAGGTCCTGCTTTCTGTCGGCCCAATACACTTTCTCATCCCTGCGGATGAACCAGCGTATTTTGCCGCATCGTTCTTCAATGGGATAGCCGCTATCTTGGTCAATCCACCATGATATGAAATTTGCCACCCAACTATCGGCGTCAGGGTTGCAGGTTGCCCGGATGTATGGCTTTACGCCACACATCGAGCGGTTACGGGACAGCATATAGAAAAAGACGCTCTCCGAAAAGTGCGTCAATTCGTCAAACATTATGAGCGGAATCTGCGAGCCTTGCCAGTCGTACTTGGTCGATTCCATCTCCAAGTGCGAGAACGTAATTGTGGCACCGCTCGGGAACACCCACATCGGCTTTGGGGATAGCTTCGGCGTAGCTCCAAGCAAGCTGTATATGTTGAAGCTCTCGGACCAGAGACCGCCGGGGCTTAGGATTTGCGGATTAGTGCGTCGGAAGGTTACGGCAGCAAACTGTTTGTTGCCGATGTGCCGTAGCGGTTCGAGCAGAAGTGCATAGCTCTTGCCGCCGCCCGCAGCCCCGCCGTAAATGCAGATGTCGGCAGAGCAAGCAAGGAACTTTTCCTGCTTGCCTTTCTGCGGTCGGAACACAACCTTCTCCACGCGCTACTCCACCTCCTCCTTTTCGGGGAGATATACCTGCACCTGCTGGAACTCCAAGGGCTTTCCATCAGCGCCGGTAACTTCGGTCTTAGATACATCCCGCCAGTGTTCGCGCTTCCGGTTTTTGAGCCAGAATATCTGGGCCGTAGTGCTCGGTGGGATGTAACGCTTTTTCGTTCTCAGGTCGCCCAGCTTGGTTGTGCCGTCCTTACTGACCTCGATTAAGCGTTCCTCCTCATCTACGAAGTAGCCCTGCGCTGACTGGTACAGGCTGCGCTCAATCTTGCTGTCAGCTATCTCTTTTCCCTCGGCCAGCGCATTTGCGAAGGATTCATGCTCTTTTTTCCATGAGCAAATCGTCTTTCGTGAGACGTGCATGGCCTCGGCAATCTCAGCGTCAGTAGCACCACGGATGGCGAGTGACCACGCCCAGTCATCGTGGAACTTCTGATTGTACACGACATTAGCCATCTAAAAAATCAGACCTCCTACTTACTGTCGAGGTACTGCTGGCAGAGCTGCGTGATGCCGCTGTACAACGCCTTAGCATCGAGCTGGCCGGAGCCTACCATCGTGTCCAAGGCTTTCTTGATGACCTTGGCGTCCTCGGCGGGGATTTTGGTCTTGCCAATCACCGTTTCGATGGGGACGTACCTCTTGTTATCCGTCGTTTCGACCCAGCCCTCAGAGCACTGCGTCACGTTGCGCTGGAAGATTTTCAGAATAAGCTCCACCGCCGTAGCCACATTCTTGACGTTGTAGGCAGCGCCAACAGTTTCCTGCGCGTCCAGCCATGCGTCGTAGTCGGCCATGCGAGCCAGCCACACGTCGCTGGATGACTTCGCGCGATCTTTCGCCTCGTCGATGACCTTCTTCGCCGCGTTAAGCTCGTCCGGCAGGAACACCAGCGACAGGGTTTGAAACGTCAGGTTGGCCTCCGAGATGCTGATGCTGGAAAACTTGTCGAGCAACGCCAGCGTCTTGTCATCCAGACCGCTGTACTGTTTCAAGCTCGTGTCCAGAATCTGTTCGTACAGAGCCTTCAGAGTGGCGGGGTCATCCTGACCGGCAATCGCGTTGTGGGAGAGCTGAATGGCAATCCGCTGCTCTTTACTGAGCGGGTCATCCGTGGCAAGGCAGGTGATGGTGGGCAGCCCCACCTCGATGGCAGCCCGTGTCCGGTGGTTCCCGGACAGGCACAGCCAGCGGTCATCGTCATCCTTGCACAAGAACGGGGTGGAGGTGAGCTTACCATCCCGACGGATATTCTCGACCAGCCGGTTGAACTCCTCATGCTTCATGTACCGGGCGTTCGTTTCCAGCAGTTTTATTTCTCGCGGGTCGATTTCCAGCGTGAATACGTTCATCATTCGTCCTCCTTAGCACCAATCTGCGAGTGCTTCTTCTTCCAAAGCTCCAACCCCTCAGCTAACGTCCACTGGCCCATAGGCGCACCGTAGTTGAGCTGGTAGCCGGAGTTGTAATAGATTTTCGACATATCCGTCTCGTTCTCATCGACACCGGGGAGCTGCTTCTTGTTCAGGAGCTGGAACAGCCCGCGATACTTCATGCTCACGGGCCGCTTGGTAAAGGCTGTAGTCACGAGCGAACGGATGCGGTGGTTGGTTAAGCGTTCTGCGTATAGCTTTGATTCACGGCTTAGGGCCGCGTATAAGACGAGTTTAGCGAGGCGTTTATATTTGGTGGGGGCGATGGGAAAGTCGCTTAGAAGGTACATTGTGGGCGTCTCTATGTGCTTATCCCAGTTGGACAAAGTGGGGGATGCTGAGAAGGCGTACACGCCAATCAGCTTATCATCCACCAGCACCCCGAAGCTCGCAGTCTCGCTGCCGGGTTTGATGTAGGGGTTCATGTACTGCGAACGCAGCGCCCGGAAGTTCTCGCTTTTCAACGGGACAATCCGCATGGTGCCGCCGATGTCCTCGTCCTTCCCAAGCCTCTCCACCATCAGGCTCGCCACCTGCTGATGCGGGACGATGATGCGGGACTTCGGCGCTTTGGAGTACACATACAGCGGTACGCCTCTGTTCGTGGTCTGCGAGATGCCCATGAGGTAGTCCGAGAACTCCTCCAACTCGTCGTTGGTGCCGAACATGAAATAATCCCGCTCGGTCAGCTTACGGAACATCTCGAAGATTTTGTCCTTGTCAATCATGTCGTACTCCGGCGGGTCCCACGCGATGATGCCCTCGATGACCTTGAACATCTTCTCGTAGTCGCCGGAGTAGAACGGCGGGTAGCAGACGAAGCCTTGGTCTTTCGGCACGTCATCGACCCAGCCGATGACATCCCCCGCGTAAAAGCTGTCGAGGAACTGGCCGGCCTTCTCCAACTTCGTGCGGGTCTTATCGAACAGCTCCGGCCACTGGTCCTTATACGCCTCGATCATACGAACGTAGTACGGGTTTGGCTTGGAGCCAAGGTACGTGCTCATCTTCGACAGGAGCAGCACACACGTTGCGATGTCCAAGTCGGTTTTCATATACTCCTGAATGAACTCCATCGGGCCTTCGTAGTTCTCGTTAAACCGGGCATTGAGCGGAGCGCCTGAGAAGTACCGACCGAGAAGGCAGGAGTAAATCGTCACGTCGTTCCCGTGCAGTCTGGCGTTGGTCACGCTCTTCAGCATACGCTCAATGGTGAAGTTGCCGGAGCATCCCACGTAAATGTCTGTGCATTTCCAATCGCGGATGCAGTCGCCCATGATTTGCTGAACGCTGTCTGGCAGCGAGCCGTGAAACATTCTCCTTCCTCCTTCTGTATGCAAAAGAAAAACCGCCAGCTTTGAACTGACGGTTTTTCCTGTCTATTCAAATGGAGCGGACTGCCTGAGTTGAACAGGCGTTTCGCTGCCGGGAGCAGCGGGTTCTGGCGTTGAACTAAGTCCGCATGAGCGGCAGGTGGAGCGATAGGCCATCCTGCCGTTTTCGAGAATCAGAACAGCGTGGTCTGCTCGACCGCTGCCTTCATCTTCGCTTTCGAGATTTTGGGTGTGGACGGGTCAGGCAATTCAGGAATTACCTCACCTGTTTTCTCGAACCACCACTTGGCAAACATCGTCCGGTGGCACCAGTCGCTCTCACCCTTTCGGACGTCCTCGTAGCACAAGAGCACGATGTCCTTGTCGGGCTGCTCGCAAGCTGCAAGCAACTGGCGAATATGCTGGACGCCGAAGTAATCCAGCCTACCACGGTATGCTGCCTCATACGCGGCCTTGTCGTTGTCGTACTTCCCGTAGATACCTTTCGGCATCAGCTCGCTGATGGCTCCCGCGATCTGGTAGCCGATGTTCCAGCGGGGACTTCCGACGGAAATGCGAATGGCCGTGTATTTCCCGGTCTTCAGCTCCGGGTTTGAGAATCTGCTTGTGTAAATCATCGTATCAGCACCTTTCTGTTTCAATCAGCGCCCCTGAAAATCAGGGCGTCGCTCGGCATCCGAGCGTTAAGGAGGACAATCCGAACCGAGGCGGATGCCGAGCGTGGTGCCTGATACAGACTTTACACGATACCATTTTAGCACCGCCTCTCTGACAGGTCAATGACAGCTTTGTGACACGAGCGTCACTGACGTGATTTCCGGGTTGTGCTCCTGCATCCATGCGCCCAGCGCGTACAGGACGGTCTCACAGGAGACGGGCAGGGCGGGGTTAAACTCAACGCCCGCCATCCGCATGGCGCTCACTGCGGCAGTCACTTCACCGTCTACGCCATTTGCTCTCACGCGAACTACCTTCATCTGCTCGCCGTGGTCAGAGTAGCTCTTGAACAGGGCGTGGGTGAGCGGGTTTCCCGCGCTCACAGAACTGCCTACGGAAAGCTCGGCCAGTGTGATTTTATACCCGCCGGGGACTTCTCCAATCAGCGTGTACGTGCTCACGTCGGTGACATACTGCGGAAGCGCAGTCGTTCCGTCATACGGCTGGGGCGCGTAGTTCTTAATCATCAGTCTCACATCCTTTTGTCGGGGTTTGGTTTCTACTCTATCATTATACCACGCTATCGTGGTTTGGTCAAGTGGATTTCAGAAAATTATTCTGAAAAAATCACTTTTACTCGAATTGGCCGGAAGACGTGCCGATGGCGTCGGCAACGTCTGCTTTGGTCGCGTTCTCAATCTCCACGGTGCGGTTCCCGTTCTCGAAGGTGTAAATCTTCACGTTCCGTGTGTTGCGGATAGCTTTGATCGCGTCCACCAGATACTTCAGCACGACAGCTACCAGCGTGGTGAACCCGAGCCAAATCCAGAAGCTCGAAAAGATAAATCTCAGCGCGTCCATCATTCTTCTTCCTCCAATTTCAGCCGAGCTTCAAGCTCGGTGATGCTCTGCAAAAACTCCATGCGGCAGGACAGCTCACTGTCTTCGACCGCCACACGGAGGCACTTCAGTGCATCCGCAATCGGCGTGTCAAAACTGTATTTTTGGAAGACCACGCCTCTCCGGTCCTCCGTGGTAAAAATCTCAAACGCATCGCCTTCACGGATGCCGAGGCTCCTGCGAACATCTTTCGGAATAACAACCCTGCCGAGGTCATCAATCCGACGAACTTGTCCAGTTGCTTTCATCTCGCTGCTCCTCCTTTACAGCTCATACTCTTTGTGGTGGGCGGTCTTGCCCTTATACCGAACCGAGGGCTTGACCCAGACTGTCTTGCCGGACTTGTACCGGCGCAGGTGGCCTCTGACGTTGACCTCGTGCTCGGGCTTGGTGTACTTCCGTTTGGCCTGTTCAGGCTTCGGCAGGGCGTCAGCATCGAACTCAGCCAGCGTGTAGAATCGCCGGATGAGCGGCTGCACCCGCCGCGCCTTTCGGCCTTTCTTCTTGGCCTTGGCTGGCCGGTGCTCAACACGCTGCTCGACCTCGACCACTTCACGATAGTAGGTCATGAACAGCATCAACGCGTGGTACTTCAGCGCCTCTTTCTCCGGCGTCTTATCGTACCGGAGCACGAGATCGAGCGCCAACCGTTTTGGCTCTACCAGCTCCGGCGCGACCCGGCGGTTGGCAATATCCATCTGCTCCGGGATGTAGTCGAAGATGATAGACGCCGGGATATTCGGCTGGACCGTGGGATAAATCGCAATCTCCACCACACCGCGCGTGTTCTCGAACGTAAACTCAATCTGCTCCTCACACAGCTCCACAACACCGGATTCCATCGGTGCAAGGAACGGCTCACGGTCAAGCCAGTGCTTGTTCTCATAGTACCAGTCGAGAACCATCTTCATGCGAGCATTGCTCTTGACAATGATGCGGTCAGCGGTCTTGCGATTCATCACTCAGTCCTCCTTTCCCAAAGGTTCACCGCAAGCAGGGCAGTAGTTCGGGTAATCCGAGGCGTCGCGGTCTTCCAACCACTCATGCTGACAGTGCGGGCAGGTGTGCCGCCGATACTCCACCCCATCGAATTTCGGTTCCGGCTTAGGAACATAGTCGCTCGCCAGACTTCCCGGCTTGCAGTGCCAGTGCTTTTCGCAGCACCACGGGATGTTGCCGATAACTGATGTGTAGTTGCGGACGCCGAATCTGCACGTCGAGCAGATGTCGATTTGCTTCTGCATCTCACTTCACCTCCGCTACGAAGTCGTTGTTCTCATCGACCCAAATGCGCTTGCGCCCGAGCTTGGCGATACGTACCGCACCCGCCGGCGGCTGCACCGGCACAGGCGGCTCTGGCATCGGCATCCAATAGGCGACGTCCCGGTTGCCTTGCCACTCTGCCGGCCTAATCGCGCAGGGTGAGTAATACCGAGCGGTGGTCACTGCGCCGTTCTTCGTGCAGACGAGGTACGAGCCCTCCTCCGTGGGCGGTTGCTTCTCGGCATCTACCCAGTCACAACGGAGGGCAGCGAGCGCAACGTCCAGTGCGTCCTGCAACGGATTCATGTCCGCGTCAGACATATCATCCGGCAGGTGGTCCCACCACGCTCCACATTCGAGAACGTGCGCGGCCTCCTTTCGCGTCATTTTCATAGCTCACACCTCGTAAACCTGCGGGTCCTCGGTGGCATCAACGCGGCGCACAATCACGGTCGAGATGCCAAATGCTGCGCGAGCTTTCTCGGTTGCCTCCTCGATACTGTCCGCGAGGATAACCAGCGTTTTACCGCCCGTGTACATCCTGTGGGCGCGGTAGAGGTGCTTGGCAATAATCTTATAGGCACCCTCGTTACTCAGCTTAGGGGCGGGAGTTTTCCAGTTGGCGTACAGGGTATTCAGCGAGGCATACGGACAGACCTTCATGCAATCATCGCGGTCATTCCAGCTCACCCAAACATACCCATCCGCACAGAACATCAACACACGGTAGGTCTTGCCGTGGCGCAGCCCCATCGAGCCGTCCTTCCCGATGAACGTCATCTCCATCGGATTCACATACTGTCGTTCAACAATCATCATGCTTCTCCTTTCAGCTTTTCAGCGCGTACTTCGCCATGAACCGCGTGGCGGTCAGGGCCAGCTCGTCATCGCTCTCTGCGGTTTCCCATTCGAGATTCTTGTCGAAGTAGCCGGTCTCGCCCACGGTGTCTACCGTGATGTCGAGAGATTCATCGCAGTCATTCACGAAGACCGCAATCCAATACTTCCCGAGCACACACCCATAACAGCCGGTGCTGTCGATGTACCAACCGGGGAAACGGAACTTTCGGGCGAACTCTGCCACACGTGGGTGGGTCAGTGGTTGATATGCTACCGACATCTCAATCCCTCCTGTTCGCGTAGCGGATGACGATTCGGGCGGCTTGCCGTAGAGCGCGGGCCTGAACCGTCAGCCAATCCTCGCCCATCAGGGGTAGCTCGCCGCCATGGGTTTTCTTCTTCTCAGATTCGGTGCAGAGCCGCTCGCAGATGTCACCGTCGTAGACCTCCGCGCAGCCGCCGTAGCTGTACTGCTCCCAGTTCTGAGCGCCGTTCAGCAGGTCGGCCTCTGCGACCTTTCCGATGCGGACCGAATCATCGGTGATGTGCAACCGGTCCAAATAATCATCGAACAGCTCTACCGCATAGCCCTTGACGCCCTTGTCCCAAGCGGACCGGGCAGAGTGCGCGGAGATGTCCTTCTTGATGTCAGCAATACGCCTCTGCATAACTCACAGCCTCCTCTTTGCAGTCTTTGAAGTAGTCATCGGCGAAGTCGTGCAAGCAGTCTTCGTGGATGAGCTGCCCGTCGATGTTGTACACGGTCTCGCCCTCGTAAATCTCGCCGCCGCAGTAATCGCAGTAGGCGATGGGCTTTTCCTCGGGCGGTTCAAGCGGACGTTCCGGCAGATACTCAAACATTATCGCAGCCCTCCTCCAATCTGGCGCTCCATCGAGCAGCTTTCTCCCGAATGATACGCGCGATCTCCTCGCGGTCAAACCCGAGTACCGCCGCGCAGAGCGGGACATCAGCGAACTCCTCATTCAGATTGCGGGACGCATCGCCGGTTGTCATCGGTGTTGGGTTGCTCTTGTCAAGTGTCCGGCGCATCTTCAGCGCAGCCTGCGCCAGTTCTGTGGCTTCCTCGGCCAGACCTGCCAGCAGCTCACAGCAACCGAGCAGGGTGTTGATACCGGTAATCTCAGCGCCCCAATCTTCAAGTGCCTTCTCGATGGGCTGCTTGTCGAACATCATCTGTTCCATTGCCAAACTCCTTTCTTACCACCTCGGCGGGTACTGCTGAAGGATTTCTGGCGCATAGAGATACGCGCCGTCGTTGTAAACCACAACATCCTCCCACCAGCGGATTCCCATTCCCAATCTCGGTACTGCAAACTTCGGGATGTCATCGTCGTGGACGTAGAACAAAACATCGTGCCGACCACCGGGTTCGTTTCGTTCAACAGAACCGTTCGTGATGACCTCGCGCTCGAACTTCACCCGAACGCCCATTTCGCTTGCAAAGAACTGCTCGAAATCTTCTGCGCTGCTGTCGCCCATTACCGTTCCCGGCCAGACACACAGTTGATTGAAACTGCTCTCCATCACTCTTGCCTCCTTACGCAAAATGAAAAAGGCCCGCATTTCTGCGGGCCTTTCGGCATATAGGCAAATTCAGCTAACTATCAAGATAGCCTGCCGGATTTGCCTATATAGACCCGCTACTTTTTTGCCCTGCCATCATCAGGCCGGGTAGGGCAGCTCCCGGCGACGCCCCGCTGGGCGTTTCGGCTATTCGATTTTTTCTACGATACATTCTCCCCATTGCCCTGCAATCAGCGCCTTTGCTCCGTGCTCTGTTTTGGCGCATCCTACCGGAACCTTGTGGAAGATGTTGCCATTGTTGTCTCGGTGAACTCGGTAGACCTTGTACATTTCTTTCCCTCCTTATGCCTCAGCGTTTACTGCTGCGATTGCGGAGTTCTGGCACTCCATGATTGCGATATAGCGCTCGGTGGTCAGCTCACCGGACATCTTCAGGCTCTCAACCGCCATCTCAGTACCCTTGATGATGTTCTGAATCTTCTGCTCTCTGGTCATTATCTTGTCCTCCGCTTTCGTAGTTGGTGTGGTTTGTTTCATTGTCATCATTATACCACGATAGCGTTGTTTTGTCAATGGTTTTTCAGAAAAATTTTCGGAAAAATACGCCGATAGTCGGATTTCTGTCGGATTGAGAAAGCCACCCAGAACTTCAGCAAGCGTCCCCGTGGGGGTAAACGGCCATCACCGTCTTGCGGTTGCCGTCCTTGTCCTCCCACACCTCCTCGACGCTGTTGTCTGCGTATGCGTAGGTGCCGACCTTCTTCCAGCACCGGGCCTCATCAGCAGCCCGCTTCTCAGCTCGCGCTTGCCGCTGAAGCTCCTGAAGTCTGGCGAACTCCGCCTTCGTGAACTCCCGGCTGACCTCGTAGGTGTCGAGGAAGAACGTGGTGAAGGTGCGCTTCCAGCCGGCGCTGTGCCAGCCGTGTGTCACCTTCTCTGCGTAGGCGATAAGCGCGGTGTCATCGCTGATGGGGCCGAAGCCCCGCTTCTCAAAGACGAAATCTTCGCCGCTGTAAACGGCCTTGCCATTGACGTAACCGTAGACCTGTCGATTCATCATGCTCCATCCTTTCTTCACGCAGCCACCTTGCAAGCGAGCTGATAGAGCATCTCGTGGTCGCTCCACGAAATCTTCTCTCGCTCGAAAGAGCGGTCAATCTCACCGAGCGTATAGCTGCGGTCATCTTCGGAGTTGATTTCCGAAATGAGGGCTACCAACTGCTTGAACGTCTTAATCATCAGGTGTTCCTCCTTCGACTTGTAGGTGGCGTGTTGTTTTTCACTATCATCATTCTACCACGCTATCGTGGTTTTGTCAATGGTTTTTCGGAAAAATTTTCGAGAAATATCACCGACAGTCGAATTTCCGGGTATAAAAAGAACCCGCCTCACTCGGCGGGTTCCTTAACGTCTTGCTGTTTATCACGATCTATCGTCTCTGCAATAGCTCGCATGATGAAGCCATTCAAGCTCTCGCCACGCTCTGCGATGTGAGCACGGATGGCATCAAGATTCAGCTCGCTGTCGTTCCGAACACGGAGCAGCACACGAGCGTATGCTTTCTTGTCATACCGTGCGTTCGCGTCGATGTGAGCTTGCGTACTTTTTCTATCCACGTCATCGCCTCCTTGTGGACATTGTACCACATACCACGATGTCGTGTCAATACCATCAGGCTCCATACAGCTTAACCAAGACTTCCACGCCGGCCTTTATCTCGCTCCTGACGTCCCGGCCCACCTGTTTGTAAAAGTCGGGCCAGACCATGCACTCATACGCCAGACGCATCGCATTTCGTTCCTCCTGACCGATGCCAAGCCGGAAGTCTTTTGCGATGCCAAGCGCCTTTTGGTACTCACCGGCTGCTACGAGCCGGCGCACCGCATCCGACTTTTTCTCCGGCAATTCTGACAACCTCCTTGCTTTTGCCTCACGCAGCTCTCCGAGCCGCGTGAGGCTTTTTTATGTTCTCATCCAGCCTTGACGAACCTGTCCAGCAGAGCGTCATACAGCTCCTGCAAGACACGGCACCGAGCTTCGACTTCGGCGAGCCGTGATTCCGGCATGGGGGGGGTCTCCTCACTTTCCTCGCTCACCGGCGCAAGCTGGATGCCCAGCGAGATAAGCATGGCGTTCTCAATCGCGGTCAGCTCGCTGTCCGACACGTGGCCGCAGTAGTTGCCGAGCCGCTCCACCGATACCGTAGAAATCTGCTCGCAGAGCGCTGTGCTGACACGGCCAGAGCTGCGGATGGTGACATGGGTGGGCAGATCGCGTTTCGGTGCAGTCGTAAGGTATATCACCTCCACGACCTCGCCGTACCGGTTGTTCTGCTGGTTTGAGACCACCACGGCGGGGCGGCCCGGACGTTGCTCGCTGCCACCGGCAGGTTAGCCGTTGCCTATGTACCAAATGTCTCCTCTGTTGATGTTCATAACGCCTTCTCCTTTCGTCGGCTCAGTATCTCAGCTCTGATGCGCTCAACCTCAGACTGAGGGTGAGCGAATGGGTCCCACGGCTGTGTCACCAGTCGATACCCAATCGGCGATCGCCGGTCCACCACGTAGAACATACGCTCATGAGCGTTCAGCTTGCCGTCCACGAACAGCTTGTCGCCGTACACAAAATACTCTGTCTTTACGTGGTATCGAACCTTCGTGTTGCCATCCAGCGTGAACGCGACACTGCCGGTCTTGCCTTGACCGCTGCCCCACTGGTCTAAGAACCGCGGCCAATAGTAATCGAACCCGCGCCATGTCCGGGCAAGGTACACGCACCGTTCGGCTGGCTCAAAGTCGGAGCATATCACGCCGGTGAACTGATTGCAGTCATAAGTCTTGAACCACGGATGCGCGAACCGGACGGTCACATGGTCTATCCGCTTTTGACATGGCGTGTGTCCCGGCCCTACATGGCCGAAGAACTTACAGCTTCCGCAGTGAAGGCAATCCACCTCTCCGTCAGGGTACATCGTGCGTCGCTCCTTCCGGTCTCCGGCGATGCCGGCACATACCAGTGCTCATATCAAAATCACAGGGCTGACGCTGCTCGCTGTGTTGGCACTCGTCGCAGAGCATGAGCACCCCTCCGCAATACGGGCAGAATGCCTGATAGCCGTCCCGCTCGGTGTCCCAGCCGTGAATCTCGACCTCCCGCTCGCAGTTGGAGCACTGTTCGGTCACAACGTAGGTGCGCGGCTCCGGCCCACTGTCTGGCTCCTGCAACAGCCATGCTCTGCACTTCGGCAGGGTATCGAACTCCTCCGTCCATGCGTAGCCAGTGCTGTTGTCGATGCCGACGAAGCTCTTGCCAGTGTCCAGATAGAACAGGCCGCGCGGCTCGCGGGTGGCGATAATGTCATCAGCCTCTGCTTTCGTAATCATTCGGATTTCCACTCACGGTTCCTCCTTTCCACGCTCACCCGAACACCAAATCGCCGAATAAGGCGAACTGGATAATCATATCGGCGCACTCGGCATCCACGTCTGACGTGTCGATGTAGCCGCTTTCGGCGTCGATGGTCATAGCTGCCCCGCTCTCAATGGCAAGAGCCAGTCCGCGCAAAAACTTGTCCAACGTCAGCTCCCACTTATCGCTGCTCTCGGCATCATAGAGCATAAGGGAGCCGCCACGCGCAATCTGTTCATGGCCGTATTCACCAAGCATCTTGCCGACCGGCTTTGCCGCTCTACACCATCCGGTAATACCGCCTTCCAGCGCCGCGCACATGATGTCATCAATGTCCTGCGTTGCCACACGCGCCTTCAGTTCAAGCTCCACCTCAAACTCACGAGATTCGTTCGTCATACCTTACACACCTCCTCAAAACTCTCCTTGCTGGCAGAGGCCAGCACTTCATTGCCGTACTCAGTGAGCATCTCCTTGAACCAGCGCTCGTTCTTTTCCAGCCACTTCTCGGCCTGCGCCTCGGTGAGCGTAACACCGTTCTGCTCTGCGGCGGCGATCACGTCCTCGGCGCACCAGCGAACAACACCATACCATCCGGTCTGCTCGACGCTGGGCGCGTAGTGCTCCATCATCTGCTTGACCCGAAAGGACGGAATCAGGCGGGAGCCGTTGGTGTAAACCCGTCTGGCGTCCTCGAACTCATAGTCATGCAAGAACTGTTCCCACTTGCTCGGGAAGGTCATCATCTCTCCACTCATGCTGTTCACCTCCTCACCACATATCAGCGTCGCAGGGGATGCTGACAAAATACCGGTCGGTTGCCTCGTCATACCGAACATCCGCTCCGTACCCGCTGTTCTGGATGCTCTTGATGACATCCTCAGTCGGACGTTCCGCATACGCATTCCAGACACCGTGCTTGTACATCACGGTCTTCGTGTGCCGGATGGCATCGACTGCTGGCTCAAAGGCCAGACTGCAAATCTCTTTCATTCTGTGCCTCCTCTCACCATGTCCGGCGAAGACCCGCCGCCGGCGTACCCGCAATGCCGATGCAACCGAACTCGGAGCAGTCTGGCATATCGTGGTTGTACACGTAGGCGAGCGGCTGCATCTCCTTGATGTCATCGCGATCCTGCGCCCACTCCTCCGGGTAGTCGCTGACGTACAGGTAGCAGTCCATCTTGCCAAAGGTAGTATAGCTGCGGACCACCAGATAGACCAGCGCGTTGTTCTGCTCCTCAAACTCACGGATACGCTTCAGGTCATCACCCTCTGCCCAGTAGAACGCGCCGAATGGCGGCTCACTTATGCTGATGTAGCCATCGTCCTTGAACTGCTTGATGGTGGGCTTGAAAACCCGGAGAGCCTTCATGCGCTCGATGGCTTCGGCCATCTTTTCTTCTCTCGTGACGTTCATGCTCTTTCCTTTCTCCCCGTTCAGCCGATAGGTCAGCTCTCACAACGCTCAGGCGACTTTCTTCACCAAAGCGATTCGCTCATACTCACGGTTGCCCCGACCCAGCACAAGCTCTCTTGGATAGGTGCAGCCCCGCTGGATGTCCGGGTACTCATAGCCCTTCAGGAAGAACGCATATGCTTGGCTGTCAACCGTCCAGTCAACGCCATAGACCCGCTTCAGGTAGGTGTGCGCCAGACGTTCCAGCCGCTGCTCGCTCTCGAAGTCGCAGCACCGACCGCAAATGTCATAGAGGTGCTTGGCCTCCTTCCGCATCGCGGCGAGCAGCTCGGCTCTGGTCGGAAGGGCAAACCGCTTGCGGTCGATGCACTTAACGAAGTCTTCCTTGCTCAGCTCTGTTGCCATGTACATCGGTTCAATGACGCGGTTGTAGTCCTCGAAGGAAACCTCATAGCCGGCCAGCGCCTCAAACTCATGCTTCATCATCTTCATCAACCTCCGTGGTCTTTGATGTGATTTGTTTTTCACTATCTACATTCTACCACGATAGCGTGGTTTTGTCAATGGTTTTTCCGAATATTTTTCGAGAAAAATCACCGATAGTAGAAACATCACACCAAGAGGTAACACATGAAGTTTGCGAAGTGGTCGAGGCTGTACCAGTTGTCCACCTGTCCGACCTCGATAATCTTGCACCACAGACCGTTCAGGTCTGCATCATACCCCGCCGTGTCCACATCGAGATTGTGATGGAGGCAGTACGCTGTCCAGAGCGCCCGGAGCTGGGCGCGGTAGCGTTCATCCGAGAAGTCGCCCTCAACAACGAACGCTTTCATGTAGCCGAACTCAGCGGTGCGATTGATGGTGGCGAACTGGCGCTCGATGTACTCAGCGGCGTCCAGATACCCACCGACCTTCAGCTCTGTAATAATCTTCTCTACAGTCACCACCGCTCACCTCCGTTTCACGTCCGCAACGAAGTCCTTGACCGTGCGGCTCACAGCCCAGTAGAAGTAGGGGAGCAGGAGAGCCAAGACCTCGCCACCCACCGCGAAGTAGCCACGCTGGGCATAGGCATAATCAGCGCCGAGGCGGTACAGCCAGATGCCGAGCAGGGTCAGGATGGCGTACTTCACAATCGTGCCGGCGTCCGGGCCTTTCTTCTTCCGGCGGCGTTTCTTGCGCTTGGGCCGAGCCAGATAGGGACAACCCTGCCCCATGTAGTGCTCAGTCGGCTCCCAGTCAGAAAGCACGATCTCGTGAAGTTCGTCACACCAGCTATCGCCCTCGCCGATATATTGGCAATGCGGACACTTATCTGGATTGCAATACACGGTCGCTCACCTCCTCAAAATACTGAAACGCGCAGTCATACATCAGCCGCCCAGTGAGCTGGTCGTAGAATGTTGGACAGTGCCACGTCCGGTCGAACCGATGCTCTCTGCACCACTGCTCAATAACCCGCGTTGACACCGGCGTGACATAGACGTACAGGTCAGATTCGTGATGGTCCATCTCGGAATACGGATAGCCCGCTTCCAACAGCCGTACCATCAACGGCTTGTCCTCTCGCTCTAACTTCTGCCTAATGCTTTTCGGGATGGGGCCGGGGCGGTGCCTCGCCGCCCAAGCCCGCTCCCTCTCAGCATTCGTCCGGTTAATGACCCGGAGCAAAGCCGCCGCCAATTCCGGTCTCTGCCCATCCGAACTGAGGTGCTTGTAAATCTCGACCAGCAGGTCGAACTCTTTGGCCTGAAGCGTCATTGCGAAACAACCTCCTCTCTGTAATCTCCGAACATACCGTAGTAGTCATCGCCGAACTCGGACTGGCACAGCATGGATATGCCGGCGTCACCCATCTCGGCTCTGATGCTTTCCAGCTCCTCCGGGCTGTAGAAGTCCAGCAGAGCAAAATACTCATCGCGGATGTCCTCGGGAATGCTGTCCATGTCTACCTCGCCCTCGTCGAAATCATCTTCTTCGGCGGGGGCTTTCGCGCTCCCAAGCCCCCGGTAATCCCAATCGTCCCAGTACCGGTAGCCGCCCCAGCCGCCGAAACCACCGCCTCTGCGGTAGAACTTCCGCTCGACGTACTCATACTTCGGGAAGTCCGGCTGCGCAGCGTCGGCCACGATTTCGAGGACCTTCTTCACCGTCGCGTTCAGGTGCTTGCGGTTGATGTACTCGTGCTGCGTGTGCGCGTTGTAGTAGCCAGACGAGAGGTTGACCGCTGCCACGCCCAGCTCCGGAGCGACGTAGGAGATGTCACTGAGCGAACCGCACTGCGTCTCAAAGCCCTTGCTGGTGATGTACGCCTCGAACTCCGGGTTGTCACAGTCGTAGTACACCGCATCGTTCCGGCCCTTCCGGTCGATCTCGATGAGCAGCTTCAGCTCGTCGAGGCCCTTCGGGGTCTTGCCGGCTTCGTGTCGGGAACAGAACGCTTCGGCCCCGACGCAGCCAATCTCCTCATCGCAGGTGAACAGGAGCCACGGCTTGACCCGCGACTGCTCATAGACGGCGGTCAGCGCATAGACACCGCACCGGTCATCACCGCCGATGCCCTGCGGGGACATCAGAATGTTCCCGTTCCCATTCTTGCAGATATGCTTCACCGGCTCCTTGTGAACCGTGTCGAGGTGGGCCAGCAGCATAACCGGCGCTTCTCCACGGACGATGATGTACTTGTTCTTGCAGATGACCGCGCGGTCACGATACATGGCGCACAGCTTGGAGAACAGCTCCTTCTGGGTGGGTCTCAGGTAATCTTCCAACGGTTTCATACAGCTTCAGCCTCCTGTTCCTCAATGACAGCCCCGCAATTCGGACAGGTGCCGTCGTCGTTCATCTCAATCAGTTCTTCACAATGCGGGCAACGGTCATAATCCTCCACGCAGTCATCGCAAACCATCAGCTCGCCCTGTGGCGTGTAGACCGTGTTCATATCATCGCAGTGATACAGGTCATCGCACTTCTCGCAGTAGCAATAGTCCTCTCGGCAATCCTCGCATACCCACACTTCGTTGCCGTTGCGGTACGCCCGATACATATTGTCCCGGCGGTGCCACTCGCCGCATTCCTCACACCGTTCGCAGTATTCATCGCGGCAGCTGTCACAGTAGTCCACGCCGTCGATGTAGCTCACGCAGTCATTCGGCCAGTATTCCTCACACTCATCGCAGTAGGTGTAATACTCATCGCGGCAATTCTCACAGACCGAGATCCAGTTGCCCCGCGAATCTCGGACGTCCCGCATATCGTCCTCATCGAAATAGCCGCCGCACTCGTCACAGCAACAATCCCCGCCATTCTTGCAGTCTTCGCAGTAAAGACCATCGCTGATTGGACATCCGCAGACAATGCACAGGCCGCGAGTGCCGATGTCGAGCGGGTCTACGGTCTCCTCATCGCAATCAGCGCGGATGCTGATATGGCCGTCGAAGTTCTCATACGTCCAATCCTGATACCCGCCAAAACCGTCTCCCGCGACAACGAGGTCGGCCTTATCCCCGATGGACGAGTAGGTCTTCCACAGGTTCGGCACATCTTCCAGCATCGAGATTTCGCGCTGCACCAGATCGCGGTAGAGCTTGGAATCCTCAGCGGCTCCGTAGACGCCGCCAGCGGTGTTGTACATCCGGCTCTGTAACAGCAGTCCGCTGCCGGGCCGGTAGGCGAACACCTGCCGCGTGGTCTTCCGGTTGTTCAGCGTCTCCGGGTCTGTGGGGTCGGCCACGGTGAACACGATGAAACTGGTCTCGTCCCGCGCATAGCCGGTGCAGCCGTTGTTGTAGTCGTACTCTGTGCTGTTGAACGAATGGCAGCTCGTGAGGGTCGCGCCTCGGCTGTCACGCTTCGGATTACTCATCGTGATGAAGTGCGCCGGATTGATGCTGACGAACAGCTTAAAGCTGATTTTCTTGGCACTCAGCTCATCGGCGAACTGGGCGTACAGCCGCTGGAACTCGCTGCCGGCGGTCTCGTCCGCAACGCCCAGCGCCACACACAGCGATTTGAACACGCGGCTCGGCTTCTTCGTAGGCGTGTAGGCTTTCGGGGCCAACTTCCTGATGGCCTCGATGTAACTCTCCCTGTCACGCTCGCTGGCGTCCGGGTTCGAGAAAAAGCAGACCGCTTTCAGGATGTCGTTGTAGTCGTAGTCCAGCGACTTGAACGGCTTCTCCAAAATCTGCATCGCCAACCGGTGAATCCGGTCGTAGTCCGGGTCATGCGTCCGCGTCCCGTTGATGACCAGCGCATCCAGCTCCTCATTCCAGACCGGAGACTTGCTGAACAATTTCCGCAAGCCTTGCTTTGCATAGCTGCTGTCGGCTGCGAGGCGGTAGATGAACTCGTCCGTCACGTCGTCCAACACATCTGTCTGGCTGGTATGAGCGCCATAATCCCGCAGCGCCTGACGAATATTCCGCTCGGCTCTGCTGATGACCTCCTGCATTTCCATGATGTTGTCCTCCTTCGTTTTGCTCAAATCCAGCAGACTATTGAGATGGCCTGCTGGACTTGCCTATTCGACTTATGTTCTTGTTGTTTCCCTATA